TATGCAGGTCTGGCAGAAGAAAGATCAGTCTGCGGGGTAGGTACCGGATTCAGCTGCTCCTCTTTGCCTGCAAGGCGAAGTATCTCCTTTGCAAATTCATAACGATTGCAAACACCCTGACAGGTTGCATGATAGGTTCCGTACTCATTGGTGCGGATCAGATGCAGGATAATTCTTGCCAGATCTTTGGCACTTGTGGGGGAACCATACTGATCCTCAGCTACAGCAAGAGCTCTGCCCTGATCTGCGGCCTCCAGAACACGGTTTACAAAGTTATTTCCCTTTCCGAAGACCCAGTTGCTTCGGATGATAAAGTGCTTGTGGGTAAACTCCTTCACATAATTCTCCCCGGCGCACTTGGATTTTCCGTAAACAGTCTTAGGGTTTGTATTGTCAAACTCCGTGTACGGCTTCTGTGCCAGACCGTCAAAAACGTCGTCTGTGGAAAGCTGCACCATCTTTGCCCCTGTTTTTCTTGCTACAAGGCTTAAGTTACGGGCGCCTAAAGCGTTTACACGAAATGCTTCCTCCGGCTGCTTCTCGCAAAGTTCTACATCTGTGATCGCAGCACAGTTGATGATCACATCCGGACGGTTGATCTCTCCAAAATGGAGAACTTCGTCTGTTTCTGTAATATCAAGCGCATTTTTGTCTGTATTCAAAACTTCAATTTCCAACGGATCCAGCACTTCATTAATTGCCTCGCCAATCTGGCCTTCAGATCCTACGATCCATACTTTCAGCATGTTTTCTCCTCCTTTTCATACGATAAATAATATTTTAACAAGCCAGGCCATACACTGTCAAGAAAAAAGATTGCAAAACCATTGAAGAAAGAGATTAAAATGTATCTGAAAGCAATCCGCAAGACTGGTGCTGCGATCCAGCCGGGTAGAGAAGAGGAAATGGTCCAGAAATATTTCCCATCTTTTTCGCCGGAAACTCAGGCAGATATGGTGAACGATCTTCTCACACAGAACAAGAAGCTTAGAGAAGAGAATTCGGAACTGCGCGAAGTGTATGACGACCTGATGGATACCAGCGACTACATGCAAATGAACACCGTCGCAAAAGAACTCGGTATTGGACATCATAAGTTAATGGAATTTCTCAGAGATCATGGCGTTTTCTTCTATAATAATGATATGGCCAATATTCCATACGAGAGATTCCGGAATGAAGGCAAATTCGTTGTGAAGGAAACTCGCTGCAGAGATGGCGTGTTCAGATCGGTTACATATGCAACCAGAAAAGGTCTTGATTATGTCAGAAAGCTTTTAAAGAAGAATGGATATGATATTTCTGCTGCTGTAACGGAGTAATAATTACATAGTCCGCGCTGTACATGCACGGAACCTGTCTTATGCTTTCCAGGTCAAAGAAAGCAGTGTTTCCTAAGATAAACATAAACACAGATTCAAACATTAGAAGCGTGGCTGCCATGCTTCTATTTTTTGTAGTCAAAATTGGAGAATATATCTCAGGAAGGAGATTGAACAATGGCACAGAAGCGAAATTATGCATCAAAGCAGAGAGGAAAAACGGAAGTTGAACCGTTTTGGAATATTGAAGATATCAAAAATGTAATTGAATGGTTCGAGAATAGTGATGAATGGGATGGTTATCTTATTACGATGCTTGAAATCCTGATCGGGCGTCGTATCGGAGATGTAGTGAAGATGAAATGGTCAGACCTTTACTACGAAAATGGCAAAAAGAAAAGGGAAATCGACACAATCGTAGAGCAGAAAACTGGGAAAATTACAAGGATTCCGGTCAGCAGTATGGTTTTCGAAGCAGTTGAAACATATTTGGAGCATAAACCGTATATTCATCCGACGGACAATCTGGACAATTTTATTTTCTACCATAAGTCAAAATGGGAATGGCAGCAGCGCGAAAAAACTGTTGATTACAAAAATATTACATTTGAACAGTGGTGCGCAAACAAGGATTTATCGGACGATAGAAAGGAAAGAATTTTAAATGGGTTTAAAAAGTATAAAGAATACGCAACTCTTGGGGAATATTTATATTACGAAGTGGAATGGACTGATGCTGTAAAATGGCAGACTGATAACTACAGGAAAAAGCTGAAAAAAGCTGTGGAAGATTGTAAGATTGAATATCCTGTATCTTCGCATAGTCTTAGAAAGACGTTCGGTTATTGGATTTATAAGACTCATCTGTTCGATCCTAACTGTATTTTGTCCTTGCAGAAATTGTTCAATCATGCAACTGTGGAGCAAACATATGTTTACATTGGTATGATCGAAGAACAGAAACGTCGGTATCTGGAAGATCACGGAAATTTCATTCGTGACGTTCTTGCCGGAAACGCAGATAAGATCATCAAAAATATGCCAGTTATCTCAATGAAGACAGACGATTACAGTGCGATCATTCTGGAAGTAATAAAATCCATTCAGAACGGAGAAGATCCGCTGATGGTATATCAAGCTGCGATCAACAGTGGAAACGAAAGACGCATCGCGTAGGGAACGAAAGACGAATTTCATTTCTAATCATATAGATCTACATGTTCTGCTTTTAAAACATCTGACACTTCACATTCTAATGCAGTGCAGATTTTGTCAAGAGTTGAGTAGTTAATTTGTGTAGTTTTTCCACAAATAAACTTAGAAAGGCTGGATTCCTGCATATGAATAATGGATGACAATTCTTTTTGTGTCATTTTTTTGTCTTTGAGCGTTTGACCTAAAATAACTTTCATGTTTTCCATCCTTTCGTTTAAACTACATAAAAATTTTATCATATTTTACCAAAAAACACAACTTTGCAAAATTGTCTCATAAAACAACAAATTGTTCTACAAAACAATAAATTGTTTTTAACCGGATATATAATCCAAAATATAGAAAGAAAATAAGTCCGAATAAATGAAGAAAGGAGGATGCGTGATGAAAGCAGATTACAATCAGTTTGATGTGGTTTTAGTTGATTTTGGAAACGAGCAATCTAGTTCCGTTCAGTGTGGCATAAGACCAGCTATTATAATTCAGAATAATTTAGGAAACCATTACGGAACAACGACCATTGTAATGCCTGTTACATCGCAAATAAAAAAAGTGAATCAGCCGACGCATACTCTTATCAAAGCGGGAGAGGAAAATGGTCTAACGGTTGATTCTATGGTATTGGCAGAAGCCATTAAACAGATTTCTAAGCTGAGAATTAAAAAATACATGGGACATATCACAGACGAAGAGGATAGAAAGAATATCTTCAATGCGTATATGGCTAATTTTTTAGGGAGGTGCTGATATGACATATGTAGAGATGTCTATAGAGGACGCGTTGAAGTATAGTCGAAAAGGGAAGCATCAGATGGTGTTGGTTGCCATAGGAGATCTTGAAAACGAAACCGAGACGATTTCTTTCGTAAAAAAGAGTAAACCGGAAGCCGAGAAAATTATCAAACAAGCTGAAACAATAGCGTTGGCAGCGGATGAGCTTATGGATATGCTGAAGTGCTATACGGAAAAACAGGATATTTATCATATCAAACCGGTTGGAAAAATGAGTACGATTCTATTTCCGCCATCCTTAAAGGAATAGAACAAACCGAACAAATGTTCGAAATACACTTGACAGAACAAATGTTCGGTTTTATAATGCAAATATCGGATAAAGCAAGAAAAGCCACTCATTCCACGAGGCGGGCACCTCATATGTGGAAGAGTGACTTCTCTCTGAACTTAATCTGATACGCCAGCAAGACGATATACAGAAATTATGTTCGATTTCATTTTTACATAGTTTAATCGAAAAGTCAAGGTTTATTCACGAGCAATTTCTGTAATAAAAATCCAATTAGCAATTTTTCATAATTAAATATGGAGAATATTTGAGTGCAAAACTTCTTGGACTTCTATTAAGTTTACTCTTTTTGCTCCTTTAGCTCAGTTGGTTAGAGCAGCTGCCTCATAAGCAGTAAGTCCTGCGTTCGAATCGCAGAAGGAGCATTTACGAAAAAGGAAGGGAGTGATGTTTTATGTTCCATCTCACGAACGGGAAAATTTATGTGATGGAAACGCCGAACGGAACGTACTTGCCAACAGAAAATTCTCAGGAAGCTAAGGAATTTACTTACAAACAGGCAAAATTTTTGCAGCAGAAAAGCGGTAAGAAATATTCCTGGATTCGGAATTTAATGATGGTGAACACTTCGACCGGCGAAGAAAAGGAACGTTCCAATTACAAAGGAAATGCAGATGCCTTTATTGGCGACAACGATGTGGAGTTTAATTTTTGCATATTAGAGGAAATCAACGCAGAAACATCTGCGATTCTCAAAACTTCCGGTTGGACGTTGGATGTCCTGAGCTCATATGAAGCAAAACTAAAGGTTGGGTTGAGCAAGTACGACAGCGCATTGTCCGATGTTGAACATGCCATGCAGGAATATGTTCGGAAGAACGGTAAAAATCCATCTGCGAGCAAAGCGGCAAAGCTTACATATCTCATGATTGATGTCCGGTCTAAGAGGGCGGATATCAAAGAAGCACTTCGTTTTATACATGTTATGCAGGATGGAATTACGAAGCGACAGCCACTGCCAGAACTAAAGACAAATATGGAACGAGAAGTCACAGCAGAATATCGTGGTAGAACGGATTATTTCAGGCGAGCGAATGAAATTCTGGAAGGAGTGGTGTGAAATGTATTGCAAAAGATGTGGGCGAAAAATGTCCAAAACTATTTCTTATTCTCCAAATGGAACGGAAGTTTACAAAAAATGTAATTTCTGCAATAGAGAAAGTAAGCATGTGAAGATATTAAGCATTTTCGGCGTATTCCGTCGGTATTAGAAGAGGTGGCGTTTATGAAAAGCAAACGAATCGAAGCATGGAACTTCGACAGCGCACAGGTGGACGTGATAAACCGGTTCTGTGCAAACGATCTACAAGTTTTACGATCGATTGTGGACCCAATTTTGAAGAGATTCTACGATATTGATCGGGATGAAGCATACGGATTGGCGATGGAAATTCTGATGCAGTGTGTAGAGGATTACGACCAGGAACGTGGAGCAAAACTAAATACATATTTCCGCCGCATTTTTGCCAGAGCTGTTATCGACTGGTATAGAGACGGTCATACCTATGAAAAATGCAACTTCGAAACAGAGTTTAAGGACGGAAAAAGGTTGCGTGTCAAGGACGAAGAGAACAAAAAGCCAATTAGAAAATACGACTTCTCTTTGGATGCGCCGATGTCAGAGACTCAAGTAGCTTTGGTCGAAAAAGTCTTTTTTGATAAGGGATTTGAAGATGATATCGTGGAAGATAGGGTGATGCCAAAAGAAATAAAGGCATATCTAGATAATCTATCTTCAAAACAGAGGGCAGTTGCTGAGTTGATCATGGATGGGTATCGTCAAAACGATATAATATCCACTTTACATATGACAAAAGCGGAATATCTGGACTGTTTAAGCGCAATGAAGGCGTATAGAAACATGTCGATTTTATTCCCCATTTTATGATTTTGACTCGTAAGAAAGGAAGATGTGAAAATGGAAGTAATTGGAAGAGACAAATGCAAAAAAGATACTTATATGTTAAAGACCTTATTGAATATGTTCAAAAGGAAGCAGATTAACAAGGATAATCCTTTGCAGAGAGAGCCGGATCAATGGAGTATGCAGAGGCAAGGAGGGTTAGTAGCATCCGTTATAAAAGGCGAAGACGTCGATTCGATTAAACTTTGCGAACAGCTTATCGGAAATTTGTGGATAATTTGGTTGATCGACGGATTGCAGAGATTGACCACTCTTGAAAAATATTCCAATAACGCATTTCCTATTAGCAAAAAACAAAAGATGCCGTATGTATACTATCAGAGAATCGGAGAGAATGGAGAGCGAGAAGTGATTGAGTATGATTTGCGAGGCAAATATTACTCAGACTTGCCGGATGAGTTGAAAGATGCGTTTGACTCGTATCCTATTGATGTTGTGAAACAGCTGAATTGCACCAATGAGGATGTTGCTTATCACATGGAGAGATACAATCAGCAAGAAAATATGAATGCGAATCAGAAGGGTGTCCTTGCTATGGATAAGATTGCTTGTTATATAAAGGACATCTCAAAAAATCATCCGTTTTTCAAATCATGCGGAAGTTATAAAGAAATCGACGTAAAAAAAGATTCTATTAGCAGAATCGTATCAGATACCATTATGGCTATTTTCCATCTTGACAATTGGAGGAAGAGTGGAATTGGCGAGTTCTTAAACGAAAATGCAACAGAAGAGGAGTTTGACACTTTTAAGCAAGAACTGGATCGTTTGACAACCGTTATCGATGCCGATACAACCGGAAAACTCTTCAATGTTAAAAACAGTTTTGTTTGGTTCGCGGCGTTTGATAGGTTTACAAAATGGAATCTTCCGGACGAGAGATTCAATGACTTTTTAATCGAGTTCAAAGACCATCTACATAGTACCACATTTGAGGAGTATGAAAACGAGTCGTTTGATACATATGATAGCGCAAGAAGCACAAAAGATAAGAAGGTTGTTTTGGCAAAACTGGATATCATCGAAAGGTTGATGAAAGAGTATTTTGGGATTAAATCCGATCCTAAAACCGAGGATGTTGTCGAAAACATCACAGAAGAACCCGTAGAAAAGATGGAAGAATGCGCAAAAGAAGTGGTGGAAGAAACTGTTGAAAACACTGTTGAAGATGCAGATAAATCTCAAACGGTAGAATCTGAAAATGCAGAGCTTCAGTTTGTAAAAGACAACGTAAGCGAAGAGACGGAATCTGATGATTTAGAGTTATACGATAGCGTTTTAAGCGAAACGGTTGCAGATAACAGCCCACTGTATAAAGCTGGCAAAAGCGTCCTTTTGGCGCTTGTAGCTTACTCATTCAAAGAAGATAAGGATATTGAATTCGAAAAGTGGATTTCTGGTTATAATGTTGGCAATTTTAGTCCGAATCCAAGAACAAATTTCCTTTATATGAAGAGGGATTTCGACAGATATACCGAAGCAATCAACGTAGCGTAAGGAGGTAAAATGGAAAATGGCGACAATTATTGACGGAAAGGCAATTTCAAATCAGATTAAAAACGAGTTGAAAGAGTATATAAAAAAACATTGGATTCAGATGCGAAAAACGCTTGCGGTAATTCAGGTTGGAAACAATCCTGCATCCGACGTTTATGTGAGAAACAAGATTAAGGCTTGTGGAGATCTTGGAATTACAAGTATTTGCTATAAATATTCCGCCATCGAAACAGATGAACTTGTTCGCTTAATCGAAAAGCTTAATCAAAATGCGAATGTGGATGGTATTTTAGTTCAGCTTCCGTTGCCGAAAAGTGTGGATCAGAAGATCATTTTAAATGCGATTGATAAGCATAAGGATGTGGATGGGTTTCATCTAGAAAATATTGGGAAACTTGCAGTTGGAGAAAAATGTTTTCGTCCTGCAACACCTGCGGGTATCATCGAACTTCTAAAACGGTCTGGTATCCAGATAGACGGAAAGGAATGCGTCGTGATCGGCAGAAGCAATATTGTCGGCAAGCCAATTGCACAGCTGCTGCTTGCAGAAAATGGAACCGTTACAATCGCACATTCCCATACGGCGAATTTAAAAGAAGTGGCAAAGCGTGCAGATATTCTCGTCGTTGCGGTCGGCAAAGAAAAAATGATTACTGCTGACTATGTGAAACCAGGCGCTGTTGTGATCGATGTTGGTATCAATCGAGACGAGAATAATCATTTGTGTGGCGATGTTGATTTTGAAAGTGTAAAGGATGTAGCTGGATATATTACGCCGGTTCCTGGCGGTGTTGGACCAATGACAATTGCCATGCTTATGAAAAATGTGATTATGGGTGCAAGCAAATGACAGTTGGAGAACTGATTGAACTGTTAGAGTCGCATCCAAGAGATATGACGGTTATGGATGATTATTATTGGGAAATTAAAAGACTCGTTGAGAGAGAAATTGAGCTGAATGGCGAAAACAAGACCGTCGTGGTGCTTTGTTGAATGGAGAAAATATGAGTAGAGAAATCAAAATTTGGAGAGATCCATATGACGAAGGTTTTGATACATGCAGTGCTGAAACAGTTGAATTTAAGCCGGGCTTGACGGTGTTAGTTGGTTGCAATGGAGCTGGTAAAAGCACGATGCTGCATAATATTAAAGATGTGTTAAAGAAGGAAAAAATCCCCACATTTACTTATGATAACCAGACCGACGGAAAGGGTTCTATTGAAATGAATCTGTTCAATGGCGATGTTGGATTGGCAGCAACACGGATTACTTCTTCTGAAGGCGAAAACATTTCTTTTAATCTTGGAGAAATTGCTTTTAAATGGGGAAATTTTCTGAGGTGTGGAGACATCGGAGATCCGTCAGCTAAAATACGGCAGGCAATTGCAAGATCTATTTGGGGAGACGAATCGGAAGAGGAAGAAGAAATGCCGAATGAAAGATGGATTCTTCTGGACGCTATGGATTCTGGATTTTCTATTGACAATGTGATTGAAATGAAAGATCTGTTTCAGCTGGTTTTGAACGATGCAAAACAGATGGGAATCGAGTTATATATCGTCATTTCTTCGAACGAATACGAGTTGGTAGATGGTTCGGAATGCCTGGATGTAACTTCTGGAAAATATATGCAATTCAAAAGTTATTCCGAGTACAAAGAATTCATTCTTGAGACAAGAAAACAAAAGAATAAACGGTTCAAATAAGACAAAAGAAGGAGATAAAGGCATGTGTAGATTTAAGTCTGGAATTATTTTTAAAGGCAGAGTTGTTTTAGCGCCAGATGGTAATGAAAGTCATTCAGATTTGCTTGAAAAACTGGGCGTTGAGGACAACACGATGGGAGCAATGACAAGATTTGTCAGGGCTGAGTTGTTGCCGAAGGATGGCAACAAAGCTACTCCGATTGAAAAGTGGAGATTCAATGTAGATCAGGATATGACGCCGGAATGGTTCGATGAGGATCGTGGCAGATACGAGCAGGAATTTAGAGATGCCGTGAAAGAGTATATGAAGGACAAAGTTGAAGTTATTGCAGGCTATGCTTGGAATCCTGTGAAAGACGGGGGACTCACATACTACTTCATGGACGGTATTTATAAAAAAGTTTCCGAATTTGGAAAAACAAACAATTATGCGACATCTGCGGTCAGAAAGGATCTAACAGAAAGCGATTTAGTAAAACGACTTCAGGAGCAGTTTGGGGACAAACTTGTTCCGATCGAGTTGGATCTGACATCGCTGGATGGACTGGATGATTATGAAGTAGTCAAAGGAGATCTTTTAGCGATTCCAAATATCGATCTGTACAGAAGATTTCGCAAGAGAATTAGTAAACTGGACACATACTACGTGTTGGCAACTCCAGATTCCACTCCTTCGGGCTATGGCGCTAGCGGTGTTCGGTGTGTCAGTGGCGATGGCGGCGTCGACTACGGCTGGTGTAGCCGTGATTTTGGCGTGCGTCCGTTTTTCATCTTGAGATCTTAAATCTTTAAATCTTGCAATGTTTGCACTAAGGAGAAAATAAGAAATGGCAACAGAAGAGCTTGGCGTGATTTTTAAAGCGATAAAACTGATGGAAGATTCGATTCGAATCACATCGAACAGGAAAAGGTATCCGGTTAAATATATTCAGATTATCAAACGCATTCAAAATACTGCGATTGATATATATGAACAGCTAATTGATGCAAACAGATTGAAATTGGATGCCAATAAAACGGAGCGCTTTATGTTGCAAACGAAGGCAATTACATCGTGTGATAAATTGTCCTGCTACGTTGAAATATCTCTAAGCTTAGAGCTTATCGGAATCGGCGTTGTCGAAAAATGGCAGAAAGAGATCAACGATGTAAAGTATATGGCGATTGCATGGCGTAAAGGTGATGAGAAAAGGTGAGATCGTTTTAGGTTGCCTGTTGGCAAAAAGGCTATAGCGCTAACAATGTTCAGTATGTCAATGACGATGGCAACGTCAACTACAACTGGTGTAGCAATGATTTTGGCGTGCGTCCGTTCTGGTACAGAAGACGAAATAGAGTAGGAGAAACACCGAAATTAGAGTCCTGCAATCAAAAGAACAGGCATCCTTTCCTTCCTGAAAATAGGAAGGATAAATACAAAGGAGTAAAATATCACGATCGAAAATAATACTAATTTTGAAACAGTATGCGATTTTGGAAATTTGTACAAAGCATATCGTAAAGTTCGAAGTAATAATTCTTCGAACAAGAGTAGTTTGAGGTTTCAAATAACCGCATTGGACGGAATATACCAATTGAAGAACAGGTTGGAAACCAAATCTTATCAAATTTCGCCATACAATCAATTTAAAATTTACGAACCGAAAGAGCGGATAATAAAATCCTGCTCTTTCAAAGACAAAATTGTGCAGCACAGTATGTGTGACAATGTATTGCTGCCGAAGTTGAAGTCTGAATTTATACAAACGAATTATGCAGGGCAAAAGAACAAAGGGACGCTTTATGGATTGGATTGTTTGAGCGCTCAGATGCAATTGGCATATTACAAATACGGTTACAATTGCTGGATTGTAAAGGGTGATATTAGAAAGTATTTTTACAGTATTAATCATGCAATCTTAAAAGACATTGTTCGATTTTTTATAGAGGACAACGACTTGTACTGGCTATGCGAGAAATTTATTGATAGCACAAATGAAGAAGTTGGTTTGCCGTTAGGAAATCAGATCAGCCAGGTGTTTGCCCTGTTGTACTTGTCAGGTTTGGATCGTTTTGTAACAGGAGAATTGGGCGTCAAATACTACGGAAGGTATATGGACGACTTTTATCTAATTGTTGAAAGTAAGCAATATGCGAAACAATGTTTAAATTGTCTGTATGATTTTATAGATACACTCAATTTAGAATTAAATGGCAAGACACAGATTATTCCATTAAAAAACGGTATTGATTTTTGCGGATTTCATACTTATGTAACAAAAGACGGAAAGGTTATCCGAAAATTGCGAAATGAAAATAAGCGTGCTGCTAAAAGACGTTATGTAAAAATGGCGAAGCTTGTTGTGGAGAATAAGATGAAGAGAGAAGATTTTGACGAAAGTTATTCTTCTTGGCGGCAACATGCTTTACATGGAAACTGCAAAAAATTCGTAAATAAAATGGACATGAAAATATATCAAATATTGGAAGGAGAAAATGATGGACGAATTCATGTTTTTAAAGAAGAAGCTGTATGAGCATTTTAATGAAATGCAAAAAGAATCTAATCGTTTATTTGAAGTAGATGTTGACAAAGATGAATTGTGGAACACATATCTTGATAGCTTTTCTGCTGGAACCAATAAGATTTTCAGAGAGCGTAGAGAACACGATTGTAGTTGTTGCCGACAGTTTATTAAAAATATTGGAGCTGCTGTTGTAATTAAAAACAATCAAATGCATACAATATGGGAATTAGATGTTAAAAACACTATCTATCAGCCGGTGTGCGATGCTCTTGATTCTTTTGTAAAAGCGCATGCAGTAAAAGATATTTATACAACTAAAATTCCGAAGATTGGGACAGATTATAATTTTGAGGAAATTAACGGAAAGGCTTATCGGTGGGATCATTTCTTTTTAAAACTCCCAGATAAATTCGTAAACAAGACCGATCGATCCAACGAGGAAATCAAGGGCGAATTCAGAGATACAAAGAATGTATTCAAACGTTCTCTTGATGAAATTTCGATGGATGCGCTTGATACAATTCTTGAGCTTATTAGTACCAACACGCTGTATAAAGGCGAAGAATGGAAGGGTGTACTCACACAATTCAAGGAGTATAAAAACGAGTATGATAAGCTTATGTCCGATTTCGAAAGGGATTTGTACGCTTGGGAAAAATCAGTATCGGCAGGCATGGCTATTGGAAGAATCAGAAATCATTCTATTGGAACGCTTTTGACTAACGTGAGCGAAGGCATGGATTTAGACACGGCTGTAAAAAAATATGAACAGATTGTAGCTCCTGCGAATTATAAGCGGCCCAAAGCGATTTTTACAAAAAAGATGCTTGAAGACGCGAAGAAAACAATTACAGAGCTTGGGTATATGGATTCATTGCAGAGAAGATTTGCCAATCTGAACGATATTACCGTTAATAATGTGTTGTTTTCAAACAAGAGTGCTGCAAAGCGAATGATTGGTGCTGATGATATTTTTGGACAGATGGAAAGGGATGCTGTAGTAAACCCTAAGAAATTTTCTAAAGTTGAAGAAATTTCGGCGCAGGATTTTATTGATAAGGTGCTTCCGACTGCAAAAGAAATTGAGGCCTTTGTGGAGAATAAACATGAGAAGAACTTTGTTTCTATGATCGCACCAGTTAATCCAGATGCCAAGACAATGTTCAAGTGGAACAATGGGTTATCGTGGGCTTATGCAGGAAATATCACTGATTCCGACATGAGACAGAATGTAAAAGCGGCAGGCGGAAACGTTGATGGTGTGCTCAGATTTTCGATTATGTGGAACGAAGAACAAAATGACAATAGCGACCTTGATGCGCATTGTATTGAGCCGGATGGAAATGAGATTTATTACGGATATTGCAGAAAGCCTGATTTCTCAAAATGTAGCGGACAGCTGGATATTGACATTAGGCATCCTTCAGTTCAGATGCCTGGAAGACCTTCCGTTGAAAATATCACATGGGTTGACATGTCTCGTATGAAGCCTGGTGTTTATAAGTTCTTTGTGCATCAGTTTGCGAATAGAGGAAGCAAGGGTTTTAAAGCGGAGGTCGAATTCAACGGAGAAATTTTCGCATTTGAATGCAACAGATCGGTAAGACAGGATGAAAATGTTCAGGTGGCAGAAGTGACACTTTCTGTAAATGGAGAGTTTTCAATTAGAGAAAAATTGTCTGGAACTTCACTTGTCTCTAGTCGCAAGATTTGGAATGTGGACACAAATCAGTTCACCCCTGTGTCGGTTATCAGTTATAGCCCTAATTATTTTGACGATCAGAATGGAATTGGGCATAAACATTTATTCTTTTTCTTAAAAGGCTGCAAAAATTCAGAAGAGCCTAATGGATATTACAATGAATTTTTAAAAAATGACCTTGAAAAGCATAAGAGAGTATTTGAAGCTTTGGGCGCTAAGTGTCATGTAGAAAATACAGATGATCAGCTTTCTGGAATCGGATTTTCTATGACGAAAAGAGCAGATTTAGTTGTAAAGGTAAAAGGCGCGACAGAACGCGTAATGAAGATTAAATTCTAATTGAGAAAGGGGAATATTAACATGAAAGACATTAATTTATTTGAGGTGGCAACACGCAACAATTATCAGTTTCCGTATAGAGGAATGATTAATGTAATTGATCTTTGGGATTTATCTCTTACGAATCTTGATTCTGTATTTAAGTCGCTTAATGCAGAGGCAAAGAAATCGGAAGAAGAGAGTCTTTTAAATACGAAGTCTAAGGAAGACGAGGAAATCGTCAATAAGATCGAAATTGTCAAATATATTGTTGGAGTAAAATTAGCCGAAAAGAAAGCACGAGAGGATGCGAAGAAGAATGCAGATCTGAGACAGCGACTCCTTGAGATTAAAGCGAAGCGACAGGACGCCGCACTTGAAAATATGTCTGATGAGGATCTGGAAAAGGCACTGGCGGAACTTGAATAACAAAAGCTGGCTGGTGTTATCCAGCCAGTATAAAAATCTGATTAAGGAGAAGAAAATGATTAAAACACTGATTGTTGTGGACATGCAGAATGATTTTGTAAGCGGATCTCTTGGTTCGGAAGACGCAAAGGCAATCGTTCCAAATGTTCGAAAGAAAATTGAAGAGTATAGGGATCGCGGAGATAGAATTATTTTTACGCGTGATACACATTACGAAGATTATCTGGACACTCCAGAAGGAAAGAAATTGCCCGTAAAGCACTGCATTTATGGTACAGACGGTTGGAATATCGTAGACGGATTAGAAGTCCCGAATTGCGAGTGTATCAATAAAGAAACTTTTGGCTGGTCTGGCTGGTTTACAAAGGCGATGAGTGGAGACATCGAGTTAATTGGTTTATGCAGCGAAATCTGCGTAGTTTCCAATGCACTTATTCTTAAAGCGATTCATCCGCACGCAAACATTACTGTAGATGCGAGCTGTTGTGCTGGAGTTACGAGAGAAAAGCATAAAGCGGCTATGGAAGTCATGAAGAGTTGTCAGATCGATGTGATTGGAGAATAAAGTCATGATTAAAGTTGATGAAAAAATTGTAGAAATCAATAAATTTCCGGATGGAACGCCGAGAATCAATCTTGATGTAGATGAATTGGGTATATATTTTCCTAATGGGATTAAAATCGACTGGAAGTATGAGAATGATGGCGAAATGTTTTATTTGATGTTAATCAAAAGGCATTTAGAGGAACATCTTCCTTCTGATATAGATGTCGAATTGTTTCTTCCGTATGTTCCAAATGCAAGAATGGATAGAACGAAAAATGCGGACGAAGTTTTTACTTTGAAATATTTTTGCGATTTTATCAACTCGCTAGGATTTTCGAATGTATACGTTTTAGATCCGCATAGTGATGTTTCTGTCGCTCTTCTTAATGGATGTGTAGTTTTAACGCCAGAGAAGTATATTAGAGACGTTTTTCACAGTATGGAAGCAACAAATAATGTCGTATTGTATTTTCCGGATTCCAGCGCCGCTAAACGCTATTCTGAATTATTTCCTAATATTCCTTATTGCTATGGAGAAAAGAAAAGAGACTGGAAGACTGGGAAAATTCTTGGTCTTGATGTTAGAACCAACGGGATTAATCTTAGTGGAAAAACGATTTTGATGATCGATGACATTATCTCTTATGGCGGAAGTCTTTTCTACAGTGCAGAAGAGTTGAAAAAATATAATCCGTACAAAATTTATGCTTATGCAACGCATACCGAAAATTCTGTACTTGATAAAGAAAAGGGAACTCTGATTAAGGCATTGGAGAATAATACAGTAGAAAGATTATTCACCACAAATAGCCTGTTCACAGGTGAGCATGAAAAGATCACAGTCATGGAGGTTTGATATGAACAATATTTCTTTTATGCTGATGGCTGATACCTACAAAAATACAAATCCTGATGCCATGCCAGAAGGACTTACGAGACTAACATCTTATATTACACCGAGAAAATCTATGTTCAAGAACATTGATAAAGTGGTTTTCTTTGGGATGCAGGGATTTATCAAAGAGTTCCTGATCGATCTGGTGAATGACACGTTTTTCAAGCGTCCAAAAGAAGAAGTTGTGGCGGAGTATAAGAAATATCTCGATACGCAGATCGGCGCTCAGAGTTACGATTTGAGCCGCATTGAGAAACTTCACGATTTAGGATATCTACCGATTGAAATGAAAGCGCTGCCGGAAGGATCGCAGGTTCCTATGGGTGTTCCATGTATCGAGATGACAAACACTCATCCGGATTTTGCATGGACTGTGCAGTGGATAGAGTGCATCGTCCAGTCAGAAACCTTTGGAATGTGTAACTGGGCAACAATGGCACACGAGTATAGAAAACTAGCAAATGAGTTTTACGAAAAGACAACTGATGGCGCTAATCCTGCGATGGCAATGGCAGACTTCGGATTTAGAGGTCTTGGTGTAGACAATGGAATTCGAGCAAGCAGCTCATGGCTGTTATCTTTTGACAAAACTTCTACAATTCCGGCAATGCAGTATATTGACAAGATGTATGGCGCAGATTGTGCGAAAAATCATATTGGTATTGGCGCAGTTAGTCTGGAACATGCAACGGTTTGCAGTAATTTAGCAGTGTGTGAAACAGAAGAAAATCTTCTGAGAAGGTTGCTGACCACTGTGTATAAAAATACATCATTCAGCTACGTTTCCGATTCATTTGATTATTGGAAACTTGTAGAAGAGACGCTTCCAAAGCTGAAGAACGAAATTATGAACCATAACGGTAAATTCCTTGTTCGTCCTGACAGTGGAGATATCGTAGAAATTTCCGTAAAAACCGTTCAGAAGCTATATGAGATTTTTGGTGGCAGCGTAAATTCCAAAGGATACAAGGAGCTTAATCCTAAAGTCGGAATTATTTATGGAGATGGCTGCCAGTACGAGAAAATTAAACAGATCTGGACACAGTTGGAACAGCTCGGATTTGCAGCAAACACTATCTTGTTTGGAGTTGGAGCATTTTCATTCACCGCAATGTGCACGCCGGAAGACGGAATGGTTTGTTTAACAAGAGACACGTTTGGGTTCGCCATGAAGAGCACAGATTGTGTTGTAAATGGCAAAGAATATACCATTCAGAAAAATCCGAAAACAGACCGGAACAATCTGAAGAAGTCTCATAAAGGATTGTGTTATGTCGCAGAAGAAGATGGAAGTTTTGTTTGCCATGATGGTTATACTTCTGAAAGCATTCCGGACGGAAGTTTGCTTACAACTGTATTCAAAGATGGAGTATTAGTAAGAGAAGATAACTTCGTGGAGATCAGAAAGAGGCTGAATGGATGATTAAAATTATCGACGGAGATTTGTTTGATACAGATGCAAAATTTATCTGCCATCAAGTAAATTGCATGGGTAAGATGAGATCTGGTGTTGCATTACAGGTAAGAGAAAAGTTTCCACATGTCTATGAAGAGTATAAGAAAGCGGCTTCACCGAAAATGCTTGGAAAAGTTCAGGTCGTTCCGGTAGATCCTAGCCTTGTTGGATATCCATTCAGAGCCATCCCGCAGGAAAAGCAATTGATCTGCAATTTATTCGCGCAAAATAAGTATGGTTATGATGGAAAGCGGTATACAGATATAAATGCTTTGTTAGAATGTTTTGGAGCGGTAGCATGGATCGCACAGTGTTCCTTCGCCAAAGGTAAAATCGCAATGCCATATAAAATCGGATGCTCCAGAGGCGGAGCTGATTGGGACGAGGTTTACAAAATCATCGAGTATG